ATAATTATTTATTTATTGAGCTTCATTCCTATGTTTTTAACCATAGAGAGTCTATTGAAATTCCTAGCCGTCGAAAGGGGCGAACCCTCTCCATCAAGTTAGACGATTTTACCATCAAAAAGATGTTAGCTAGTAATCTAGTAAATGGTTTGATTGAATCGGACCTGAAAGTGATAGCTCATCTGGCCGTCCGTGTTCAGACGAAGTTTGATGTGGAGTTGGATAATGCGGATATACAGTTGTTCGTGAGGATCAGGTATCACTTAGAAAATGGACTATCTCAATTGGAAATCTTACAAATCAAATCGTATGTTCATTCAAATGAGAAGGGACCGATTCCGTATTTCTCAACTGAATTTGTTCCTTATATCCGAGCCAAGGATATGGATAAAATCGCTGAGGGTATTTTAGAGGCATATTGTCCTGATATGCTGGTTTCTCCGATGGGCCTTCCGATTTACGACTTTGCAGAAAAGCTAGGAGTCGTTATTGAGGAAGGAACTTTGTCGAAAGATGGCTCTATCTTTGGTGAGATGGTTTTTAAAGATAGTCTAGTGACTTTCTTTGAAAACGATCAAGAAGTAAAAAGAATGGTGCTAGGCGGGACCGTCTTAGTGGATCCACAGGTTAAAGGACTTCGGAATCAAGGAAGCTATAACAACACCATCATTCATGAATGCGTGCATTGGCTCTTGCACCGGACGCATAATGAATTCAAGAGTTTGTTAGGGAGTGAGGAAACCAAAATCTCCAGTCAGTTGAACCATCCGGATATTAAAGAGGGGAAGTGGACGCCTTATGACTGGATGGAGTGGCAGGCAAATGGCATAGCTGCTCGGATCCTGATGCCTCAGAAAACCACCAAGATGATGGTGCAGGAGTTGGTAAGAAAACATTCTCTGAAGTTTGATCTAGCTGATCGTGTGAAGATGTTGAAGAAGGTAATAGATGACCTGGCTCACTGTTTTCATGTTTCACGCTGGGCGGTTAAAATTCGGTTGATGCAGTTAGGTTATACTGAATTTGAGGGTATATACAAGTATATGGGTCACCAGTACATCAAGAGTTATACCTTTGAAGCCAATGCTATTAAAAATAGCCAGACTTTCACCATCTCTTTTCAGAATGCTTGCCATCTCAACTTTCACAATGACCGCTTTCGGGAGGTCATGGATTCAGGAAGTTATGTCTATGTTGACTCTCATTTCTGCCTAGCGAGTGCTAAGTATGTCACGGTCATTGAACCAGGTGTTTATCAGATGACGGACTATGCTTATTCCCACATGGATGAGTGTTGTCTGGTGTTTGACATTCACTACAAAGGGAAACAGAGTATCAGCTTCATGGACTTTAATAACTATATCCTGTACCGTGGAAACTTACCTGAGTTAAACATTGAGCTGGACTTCTCTGAACACCTGATCGATATTCGTTCCCTTCCGGAATACACAGGTCAGATTTTCCCGGAGATTATGCGCATCATGGCTACGCTTCCCAATCACTTTTGTGGGACCATGCGTTTCCACCGAGATCGGAAACATTGCAGTCAAGAGAAGTTGGTTGAACATAGTGGTCTCAGTATCTCTACCATTGCTCGAATGGAAACGCAACATGGCAATGTGAATAAGATAGAGAATATTGTGGCGGTGTGTATCGCATTAAAACTTTATCCAGACTTTAGCTTTGATCTGATTGAGAAAAGCAATTGCCGTTTTAACAATCAGGTTCCTCATCATAGTGCTTACAAAATGATACTTAGGAATTGTTACCACCTGTCCTTGGAAGAGGTGAATCAGCTCCTATTATCCATGGATGTCAAAACGATTTGAAAAAAATTTATTTGGAACCCCTCATTTTTTGAGGGGTTCTTTTTGGCGTTTGAATAGGCTTTTTACTTATGAAATAGCTTCTAAACCCGCATTTTTAGATTTAAAACCCCTCATTTTTTGCTCTGTTGACTTTCGCCAAATGGTTTTATACTAGTCTTGTGAGTTGGAGATGGCCATCACCAGTAACTCCAAAAAAATGATGAAGGACGGATTTTTCCGAATGAAAACAGTATTTATTTGTTCACCCTACCGAGGGAATGTTGCAGAAAATGAAAAGAAGGCCATTGCTTATTCTAAGCAAGCTTCCAAAGCTGGTTATGTGCCCCTTGCTCCACATTTACTTTTGACACAGTTCTTAAATGACCGAAATCCTGAAGAGCGAATCCAGGGCTTGACCATGGGGCAGGAGCTTTTGAAGCGATGTGATGAGATTTGGGTCTATGGTCCCAATATCTCTCAAGGTATGAAGTATGAGATTGAAACGGCGAAAGAGCTTGGGAAACCTTTCCGATTATTCCATGAGAATGGTCAGCTTATCAATCCTCATACCATGGAGATTGATGATAGGGTAGAACCCTTGTTTGCCATCCAATGCAGTGGCCACAAGGTTCGCTATGTAGGAGAAAAAAATCCAAAAGCGACGACGGCTAAAGACTCGGTTTGGTCGAAGTTTCCAAGCATGTTCTTAGAATAAGGAAGGAAAAAGCTATGGCACAAATGAAAAAACTAGAAAAAGTTGTATCCAATTTGCGAATCCTGGCAGATAGTTTGGAAGAACTGTGTGGTGTAGTCGACTTAACGGATGAAGCACCTGTTAAAAAAGCTGAAAAGGTTTCATCACCAACTATCTCCATTGAAGATATCCGCAAAGTCCTGGCTGAAAAATCTCGGGCAGGCAAGACAGAACAGGTGCGAGAACTCCTTCAAAAGTATGGGGCAAACAAGCTCTCTGCAGTAGAAGAGAAGCACTATTCTTCTCTCCTTGAAGATGCGAAAGGACTCTGATATGGCAGAAAAACAACACGCACTATTATCAGCATCCTCCAGCCACCGCTGGCTGACAGTGCCGCCTCTTGCTCGCTTAGAGGAGTTCTTTGAACACAAGACTAATCCTGCGGCAGAAGAGGGGACACTGGCTCATGCTCTAGCTGAGTATAAGCTGAAAAGTGCACTTCGGATAGAAGCAGAAGAACCGGAAGGTGAGTTGACGCTTGAGATGGAACAATCCACGGAAGATTATGTTGCCTTCATCATAGATGAGTTGGAACAACTGAAACAAGGTACTAGTGATCCAATTGTTCTCATTGAGCAGAAAGTTGACTTTTCTCGCTATGTTCCAGAAGGATTTGGGACGGCTGATTGCGTCATTGTGGCAGACAGCACCCTGCATGTTGTGGACTTCAAGTATGGCAAAGGGGTGCTGGTCGAAGCCGAGAACAACCCGCAGATGAAGCTCTATGCCCTGGGAGCCTTGGAGCTCTACGATACTCTCTATGATATTGAAGAAGTCAAGATGACCATTTTTCAGCCACGAAAAGGGAATATCTCAACGGCTATTTTACAGCGAGAAGATTTGGTAGAGTGGGCTGAGACGGATCTGAAACCTAAGGCTGAACTGGCCTTTAAAGGAGAAGGAGAGGTCACCTATGGTTCTTGGTGTCAATTCTCTCCTTGTAATGCCGTTCTTAGGGCACGGATGGACTATCATAAAAAGCTTGAACGATTCCAATTAGCTTCCCCTCATCTTTTGACGGATAGGGAGATTGAAGAAATTCTTCTTCATGTGGATGACCTGGTCAAATGGGCGACAGAGGTGAAAGACTATGCGACCAAGGTGGCTATTGAATCTCATAAATCATGGGAAGGGTTTAAATTGGTCGAAGGTCGTTCTATCCGTCAATTTACTAATGAAGATGAAGTGGCCAAACTAGCAGAAGCAGAAGGCTTCAACGATATCTATAAACAAAGTCTGGTTTCTCTGACTGAACTGGAGAAACGGATGAGCAAGAAAGAATTTAACCGAGTGTTAGGGCATTTGGTCCGCAAACCTCAAGGAAAGCTGACCCTTGTTCCTGAAAGTGATAAACGAAAAGAATATATTCCAGCAGCAGCTGAATTTGGAGGAAGCTAATATGTCAAAAGAAACAAAAGTAATCGTCTCTGGACGTCTTTCCTATGCGAATGTATGGGAGCCGCAATCTATCAATGGTTCAGAACCGAAATATTCTGTATCGGTCATTATTGCAAAGAGCGATAAGGCCACCATTCAGAAAATCCAACAAGCCGTAGAGCAAGCGAAACAAGAAGCTATTTCAAAATTTGGCGGGAAAATTCCAGCCAATCTGAAACTGCCACTCCGAGATGGAGATATTGACCGGCCGGATGATGAAGCCTATGCCAATAGCTATTTCATTAACTGTAATTCCAAACAAAAGCCGCAGGTTGTAGACCAGCAGGTTCAACCAATCCTGGATCAGGCAGAAGTCTATTCCGGCTGTTATGGTCGAGTATCTGTGACCTTCTACGGCTTTAATTCCAATGGCAACCGTGGGGTAGCAGCTGGCCTTGGAAACATTCAAAAATTGAAAGACGGAGAGCCACTTGGGGGTCGAGTTCGAGCAGAAGATGAATTTGGAACTGTGGATGATGACGACTTTCTAGCCTGAGGTGGGTCTCCACCTCTTTACCTATTGGAGGACGGATGAAAACTCTAAGCATTGATATTGAAACTTATTCAGATGTAGACTTAACAAAATGCGGAGTCTATCGCTATGTGGATAGTCTAGCCTTTGAGATTTTGCTCTTTGCCTATAAAGAGGACGAGAAAGAAACGAAGGTGGTAGACTTAGCTCAGGGAGAGCAGATTCCTGAAGAGATTCGTTTAGCTCTATCAGATGATGCCATTATAAAAACGGCCTTCAACGCCAACTTTGAGAGGATCTGTCTTTCCAAGCTTCTAGGAGAGCATCTTTCAGCTAAGTCCTGGTCATGTACGGCAGTACTTGCAGCAAGTCTAGGCCTACCATTATCCCTTGAAGGAGTGGGACGAGTTCTCAACATAGAAGAACAAAAGATGAAAGAGGGAAACAGGCTGATTCGGTATTTCTGTCTGCCCTGTAAAGCAACGAAAGCCAATGGTATGCGCGTGCGAAACTTTCCCCATCACGCGCTTGAGGACTGGGAACTGTTTAAAAGCTATTGCAAGCGAGATGTAGAGGTGGAACAAGCCATTCGAGTTCGTTTAAGAAACTATCCCTTGCTTGAGAGTGAGCAGTTTTTCTATCAGCTGGATCAAGAAATCAATGACCGAGGAATAGAGGTAGACCAGCAGTTGGTTGAACAGGCCATTCTTTGTGACCTCTCTTATAAGGAGCAAGTGACGAAGCGTGCCTATGAGCTAAGTGGCCTAGAAAATCCCAACTCTGTCTCTCAACTAAAAGGCTGGCTGGAAGAACAGGGGGTCTTTATGGATTCGCTGGGAAAGAAGGAGGTGACAAAGCATCTCAAAGAAGCAGATGGAGAGGTTCTTGAGATGTTAAAACTGCGTCTCTTGATGTCCAAGACCTCCGTCAAAAAATACCAGGCTATCGAACGCTGTGTTTGCTCAGACGGCCGGGTACATGGACTTTTGCAATTTTATGGAGCGAATCGCACTGGCCGCTGGGCTGGACGATTGGTTCAGGTGCAGAATCTTCCTCAGAACAAACTCAAGGATTTGTCCCTTGCCAGAACCCTTGTGAAAGAAGGGAGGTTTGAAACCTTGGATACTCTCTATGACAATGTCCCAGGTGTTCTTTCTGAACTTATTCGGACTGCCTTTGTCCCCAAAGCAGGTCATCAGTTTATCGTTGCTGACTTTGCGGCGATTGAAGCCCGAGTGCTGGCTTGGCTGTCTGGGGAATCTTGGCGGTTAGAAGTCTTTGAACAGGGTGGGGATATCTATTGCGCTTCCGCATCTTCTATGTTTGGAGTACCAGTTGAAAAGCGTGGGGCCAATAGCCATCTTCGTCAAAAAGGTAAGATTGCAGAACTGGCTCTTGGCTATGGTGGTTCAGTTGGTGCTTTAACCGCTATGGGAGCACTGGATATGGGACTGGAAGAAGAGGAGTTGCAGCCGCTCGTCAATCAGTGGCGGTCAGCCAATCCACATATTGTCGCTTTTTGGTGGGAGATAGATAAGGTCGCAAAGCAGGTATACGAAACAAGAGAACCGAAGAAGATTAAGAATCTAGTCATTAGTTATCAATCGGGAATGCTCTTTATTACGTTGCCTTCAGGTCGTAAATTAGCCTATGTTAAACCTCGCATGGGAATGAACGCATTCGGCAAGCCCGGCTTGACCTATGAAGGGATTGGAGAGAGTAAGAAATGGACAAGGCTTGAGACCTATGGACCAAAGTTAGTGGAAAATATTGTTCAGGGTATCGCCCGAGATTTATTGGCCTATGGCATGATACAGCTCAAGCAAAAGGGATTAGCTATTGTTCTTCATGTGCATGATGAAGCGGTGGTAGAAGTGAGAGAAGAGAGTGTGGCAAAAGTCTGCCAGCTACTTGCCACAAAGCCAGACTGGGCCGAAGGTCTGCCTTTACGAGCAGACGGCTATGCCTGTGAATTTTATAAGAAAGATTAAGGAGGAACGAATGGAACTTGCCATTTCATTAGGAAACAAACGAACCGATAAGATTTGGACACAAACCAGTTATAGCTTGGAGCAGTTTGAAGCCCGCATTTCAACAACTATTCGAACGGCTGAAACGGTAGCGGAATATAAGAAATTTGCTAAATCAAAGCAAGATAATATTAAAGATGTCGGTGGCTTTGTTTTAGGAAAGCTAGCCAAAGGAAGACGAAAGAAAGATGCGGTGTTGTCTCGCTCGGCTTTGACTCTGGATATGGACTTTGCGACACCAGGCATTATAGATGAAGTAGAACTATTCTTTTCTTTTTTTGCCTATTTCTATTCAACGCATAAACATACCAAAGAGCATCCGAGGCTGCGTTTGATACTCCCCTTATCTCGGGAAGTATCGGCTGAGGAATACCAGGCTGTTGCCAGAAAAGTAGCTGAAGGCATTGGTATGGAGTTGTTTGATGATACGACCTATGAACCGAGTCGACTCATGTATTGGCCTTCAACCTCGCAAGACGGAGAGTTTGTCTTCAAAAAATTAGAGGGTGACTTCCTCAATCCAGATACGGTTTTAGCACGCTATCAAAACTGGAAAGATACGACTGAGTGGCCAGTATCCAGCCGGCAGAACAAACTGCTGGAGCGAGCCATTGCCAAACAAGCAGATCCATTGGGAAAATCTGGCTTGATTGGGGCTTTTAACCGAACCTACACCATTACAGAAGCAATTGAAAAATTTCTAGGAGATGTTTACAAACCTTCCAGCATTCCAGGTCGTTTTGATTATATTCATGCCACAACCAGTGCTGGGGTTGTTCTTTATGATGACAAATTTGCTTATAGCCACCATGCGACCGACCCTTATGGTCACAGGCTTTTATCGGCTTTTGACCTGGTTCGCCTCCATCTCTTTGGTGATCAGGATGATGAGGAAAAGAAAGACTCAGCTAAGCAACCGTCTTATAAGGCTATGCAGGATTATGTCCTAAAAGATGATGCGACCAGGGAAACACTGGCAAAAGAGCGCTTAGCAGATGCGACTTTGGAATTCGCTGATACGGAGAATTGGCAGGCGAGCTTAGAGCTGGATAAGACTGGCCGTGTTAAGGATACCTTATCCAACATTGCGACCATTCTCCACTTTGACCCTAACCTTCAAAATATTGTCTACAATGAATTCAAGAATGTCATTGATGTGATTGGTGAGCTCCCTTGGAGACGGTCACGCCCAGGCTGGAATGATTCGGACTTAGCTAATGCCAAACTCTACTTTGAGCGTGTCTATGGTATTTGGTCACCAACCAAGTTCAAGGATGCTCTTTTAGCTGTGGTGACTTCTTACCGGATCTACCATCCCATTAAGGAATACCTAGAACCTTTGGTTTGGGATGGGGTTGAGCGTATTGATTCGCTCCTTATCGTTTACCTTGGTGCAAAGGACACAGCTTATACACGAGCAGTCATGAGAAAAACCATGGTGGCTGCGATAGCAAGAATTTACGAACCAGGAATTAAATTTGATTCTATTCTTGTACTAAATGGACCGCAGGGGATAGGAAAATCAACCTTCTTTCTCAAGCTAGGCAAAGATTGGTTCTCGGATTCTCTGGCGATTTCAGACATGCGGGATAAGACTGCAGCAGAAAAGCTGCAAGGCTATTGGATTCTTGAGATTTCCGAGATGACTGGAATCCGAAAAACAGATGTGGAGACTGTCAAATCCTTTATATCTCGCCAGGATGATAAGTTCCGTCAAGCCTATGGGGTGAATGTCGAAAGTCACCCACGCACTTGTATTATTGTGGGTTCAACCAATTCAGAAGGTGGCTTCTTGCGAGACGTGACTGGGAACCGTCGCTTTTGGCCGATTCGAGTGTCCGATGCCAGTCAGTTAAAGCCTTGGGAGCTAGTCGATGTAGACCAATTGTGGGCAGAAGCCAAGGTCTATTATGAAGCAGGAGAGGAATTGTTTCTAAAAGGAAAAGCAGAAAATGAAGCGAATAAAGAGCGACAGGAAGCGATGGAATCGGATGACCGAGAAGGCATTGTGGCTGAGTATCTGGATACTTTATTGCCAGATAACTGGTCCAAGATGGACTTATATGAGCGCCGGACTTTCTTGGCTGGGAGCGACTTTGGCAGTCAGACTTTGAAGGGAACTGAGCAACGTGAGCGGGTCTGCATTATGGAAATTTGGTGTGAGTGCTTTGGCAAGGAACGGCAGAATATCAAAAAGGCTGATTCCTATGAAATTGAAGGGATTCTAAATAAAATCGGTGGCTGGAATAAGTACACTGGAAACACGACTGGTAAGATGAAATTTTCCCTGTATGGCACTCAGCGCGCTTTTGTCCGGGTTCCGTAAGGCAACTTGGAAAGCCTTAGTTGGTTTCCAAAGGTTTTCGATTTCACCTTCCAGCAACCGAATGGGAAACCTCTCAAAGCCGTTGCCAATAGTGGTTTCTCTAGTACGAGTTTCCTTAGTTGCCTATTTTCTCTAAGAGAGTAGTGTTACTACTAGTAAAATAGGGGTAATGGGCACCCGTACACGCGTAAGGAGTTTGAACCCTTTTGGCAACCCTTATTGGAAACTCTGGGAGAAGAAAGATGCGAGAACAAGAAATTGAAGAAAAATTGAGAGTAGAAAGTAAAAAGCGAGGTGGCCTTGCCATGAAGTTTGTCTCACCTGGTTTGGTGGGAGTACCTGATCGCATTGTGGTTTTACCTCAAGGCCGGCTTGGTTTTGTGGAGTTAAAAGCCCCAGGAGAAAGGCCGAGAAGAATTCAGGCCAGGCGTATGGAACAGTTAAGAAAGCTAGGTTTTCTAGTTTATGTATTGGACGATAAAGGAAAGATTGGAGAAATACTGGATGACATACAAGGCACATCCTTATCAAGAGGTGGCGACTCGATTCATTGAGGAGCATGAGACAGCTTGTTTGATTCTTGATATGGGATTGGGAAAGACCGTGATTACCTTAACGGCATTGTGGAATTTGATATTGGATTCATTTGAGGTCAGAAAAGTCTTGGTCATTGCCCCGCTTCGAGTAGCCAGTCATACTTGGAAGAGTGAGCTGGATAAGTGGGAACATTTAAAGGGGCTAGATATTTCCATTGCCATTGGCAGTGAATCAGAACGGAGAGCAGCTTTATCACGTGCAGCCTTTATCTATACCATTAACCGAGAAAATGTTGTCTGGTTGATTCAGAATCAACTCTTTGATTTTGATATGGTGGTGATTGATGAACTCTCTAGCTTTAAGTCTTATCAGGCTAAACGCTTCAAGGCTCTTAGGAAAGTTCGATTTAGAATCAAGCGCATGGTTGGGCTGACGGGAACTCCTGGAAACATCATGGACCTATTTTCTGAGATTGGCATTTTAGATGGCGGACAGCGCCTGGGACGCTTCATCACAGCTTTTCGCAATCAGTATTTTGACCCCGACAAACGAAACGGTCAGGTTATCTTTTCTTATAAGCCAAAGGATGGCGCAGAAGAAGACATCTATGACAAGATAGCGGATATGACGATTTCTATGAAGGCAGTGGATTATCTCAATATGCCAGAACGAGTGGACAATGAAGTTCTAGTTGAGATGTCGGAGCCAGAATTTGCAGTTTATAAGGAGTTTAAAACAGAGATGATGGTTTCTCTCAAGGGGCAGGTACTTGATGCCGTAAACAGTGCCAGCCTTTCGAATAAATTACTGCAGATGGCTAATGGCATGGTTTATGATGAGAATGGAAAGGCGGTACTCTTGCATGAACAGAAGTTAGTGGCTCTTGAAGAAATGGTGGAGAGTATGAATGGCCGGCCTTTGTTAGTCGCTTATTGGTTCCAGCATGATTTGAAACGCATCAAGGAACGCTTTCCAGAAGCTAGAGTGATTCAAAGCAATCAGAATATTGAGGAATGGAACAAGGGAAAGATTCCCCTTGGCTTGATTCACCCAGCAAGCAGCGGTCATGGGCTTAATCTTCAAGCCGGCGGCCATACCATTTGTTGGTTTGGTTTAACTTGGTCCTTGGAATTGTACCAACAGCTCAATGCTAGGCTCTGGCGTCAGGGGCAGAAAGAAACGGTGGTTGTTCACCACATCATTACAAAGAGCACAATGGACGAACAAGTCATGAAACGATTGAAAGAAAAGGACATCTCTCAGCAATCCCTGATTGATGCCGTCAAATATGAATTGAGAGAGGAGGAAGCGGATGGATAAAATAGAGAGCCTTTTCTATGATTACAAGAACATGGAAAAGGAGATGAAGCTCTTACGCAGCCAGTTGGAAAAGTTTGTCGGCATCTCAGAAAACGAGATGCTTGACACCATGGTCTATGGTCGGTCTGATGAACCAAAGGTGCAAACTAGTAAGAACCCCTATCGAAGTGAAGTCATTGCTTTATCCTACAAGGAAGAAACGGAGAAAGCCAATCGGGAACTTTATCAATATTTGTCAAAGCGCTACTGTCGTTTAGTTCAGGAATTGCATTTTTTTAAAGTAGCTGTCAGTCAGCTTCCAGATGATTTGGCGGAATTTGTGACGGATTTAGTCATTGTATCAGAAAGCTGGGACAATCTCATGGTCAAGTACCATATCAGCCGCAGTACCATTAGCAGGTGGAAGCAGAAAGCCATTAAGGAACTGCGATTGATTTATGCCATTAGAAACCAGCAGTTAGAAGATTTTTTACTTAGCTAGAGGAGAACCATATGTGCAAACGAGGCGATATTTATTACGTAGATTTTGGAAATCAGAAAAACAGTCATATTCAACAGGGAATTCGACCAGCCATCGTCGTCAGCAATAATAAAGCTAATGACCATTCTCATTTGGTTACGGTTGTTCCCCTAACCAAGCAGGTTCAAAAGAAAAAGCACTTGCCTACTCATGTGTATCTACCTAAGAAAGTTTTCAAAGGGCTCAAATGGTCCAGCTTGGTTCTAGCAGAACAGGTCCTTACAGTGGATAAGTTTCAGTTAAAAAATAAGGTCATGACCATTCGAGAAGAAGCCTGGCTGGTGCGGATTGACCGGGCTTTACGGGTCCAGATAGGAGTTTAAAAAATTTTGAATAATCTTCGCTAATCACTTGATAAATAAAGAGTAGTACGGTAACATACACTTACAAAAAAGAAAAGGGGTAAAGCCATTAAAAAAATAAAGGAGTCAGAAACATGTGGCAAGAAGGAATATTTACAAGCCGCAATCGAAAGGTGGTTTACCTAGCAAAGGTAAGTACTGAACCTTTCGAGGATGGAATAGACAACGGACGAATCTTTAAATTGGGAGTGGACGTAGACGGTGAGGAAGTCATTAGTTACGACAGGGGTTGGGAAATGTACCCGGAAGATGAAAGTCTAGAAGAAATTTTGGACCAGATTCTAGAACGTTTTCCAGCTTAAATATAGAGGGCAGAAATATTTGAAGTTTCTGCCCTAAAAATGTCTGAGATACAGGAAAAGGTCATTTCAGGCATTTTTTTGTACATTTGAGAGGATAGCAATCCTTGATCAGTTGTTTTGAGTTATACTAGAAATATCAACAGAAAGAGGTGCTACACTTGAAAATCTTAGAAGTTGAAATCCTATCTACTTTATTTGTTTCAGGAGTTTATATCTACCATATCAAGGTTCAATTCTTGACACTTTATAATCAACAAACCTACAGCATGCAGGTTATGCCAGTGACAAAGGAAGCCATTTCAGATATGGCAGCATACGTGATGGAAAATTATTACAGGCGCATGGTTCGTTGTTCTTTGGATTGTTTTTCATTTGCGTAATAGGTCTACTTAACGTATAATATGATTTAGATGAGATATTCTCATGTCATCACTTTGATGAGACAAGTGACGGTTCTGACTTGTTGGTAAACAAAAAATTAACCGAGTGATGAAATGAGAATTTTTCATTTGAGTGGTCGACTCATGGTCAATCTGATATTAATCTTGGACATAAGGGCCAAGCGGGTGGCGGACACCAAAATTAAATCCGATATTTAATCTTGGACATAAGAGCCAAGCGGGTGGCAGACACCAGAATAAACCGACTAAAATAAATGGTTTACAGCTTGCTGTAGGCCATATTTTTTTATTTGTTTTGCTTGAAGCACAGTGATTTTTCTATTAATTCAAGGCGTTTTTATGATATAATTAGATAGATATTATGTAATGAGGAAAAATAGTTGAAGAAAATTTCAATTTTTATCGATGATTCAGGAGTATTTCATTCTAATCACAATTATTTTGTATATGCGGGTTTTTGTTTTATTTCAGATGAAGCTAAGATTTCAGCAAAAAAACGTTACCGATCACTAAATACAAAAATTAAAAAATCAACACATGCTAGTGGAGAATTGAAGGCTTCAAATGTTGAACGGAAACATAAAAATGCACTTTATAAAGTTTTAAAGGATGAGATTAGTTTTTCAGTTGTGGTAAAACTATCAGAGATTAAAAGCTCTATTATGATAGATAAGAAATCCAGACAGCGATTCAAGGATTATGCATTAAAACGAGTAGTAAAAAACTTATTCAAAGAAATGCTACATCAAGAATTGATTGATAAAAATGATGATATTGAGCTTTTTGTAAATATAGACCAGCAAGGTTTTGCCACAAATGGATTATATGGACTTGGCGATGGTATCTTAGAAGAATTGAGACACGGCATTACAAACTTTAATTATGGTATTTTCCATCGACCTATTTTAGAGGGAGAGTTTATAGTTCACACCAAATCTTGCGTTTCTGAAAATGATTATTTGATACAAGCTGCGGATATCCTTGCTAATAGAATTTGGAATTCTTATGAAAAGCAATTGATAGGATTGAGAAGTATACCAAATCATATATTTTTAAAGTTACCGTAGTTTTTGCTTGAAAAAGTAATGCACGTGATGTATAATATAATCACAGGTATTGTTACACTGTTTAAACATCTGAAATGTGATTATAGCAATTAAGCGTATGTTAAGTACGTCACCTTCAGGTGGGGCACCCTTAGTGGTGCTTTTTTTATTACTATTCAAAGGATAAAGTGAAGCATAAATTTTAGATTTCTATCTATTAGTGAGATAGAGCTTTTTTAATTTGTCAAGTAAAAACTGTAAAAATCAAAAAGACGAGACTACCCTGTAACTAGTGCGGTACTAAGGTGGAACTACCCCGGTACTAATACGGTACTAAGTCGGTACTGCTTTGCACGAATAATTGTGATATGATTAAGATGTGAAAGAATATAGAGAGGGGTGAAAGCCATGCCAAGACGACCAGCTCAGCCCTGCAAATTTCCAAACTGTCCAAAGCTCGTACCTTATGGTTCTAAGTACTGCGAGGACCACCAAAGTGTTCATTCACTTGAGGTGAAGTCGACAAAGGCTAAAGGTTACGACTCCCGTTGGAATAAAGCTCGGGTTTGTTTCTTGAAAACACATCCGCTTTGCGTGAGGTGTCGAGCGAAAGGAATGATTACACCTGCAACAGTAGTGGATCATATCACTCCTCATCGAGGGAACCAAAAACTCTTCTGGAATGAGGGCAACTGGCAACCTCTTTGTAAGTCTTGTCATGATAGGAAGACTATGACGGAGGACCATAATCCTGTTTATAGATACTAAAAAGGTGTATAATATGAGTTAAGCATTAGATAAAATCTTAGGAAAATAGTGAAATGAATTATAAAAAATATGTTGAAGAAAAAAAAGATTTGCCTACACCTTATCCAATTTCAACGACTGCTAAAGATGAAAAATATTTTGAGGCACTTGAAAGATACTGTGGAAATCAGTATAATTACATTAATAGTTTACTTCGTTTAGGGCGGATACCTAATGCTGATGATAATGCTGTAAAACAAACGGAGCAAACGATTAAGTGTTTGGATGAAATTATTAATGACGCTCCTCAAGAGAATTACAAGATTTTATATAGAGTTGTTAGTAAAGAATTTTACCAAAAATTGCAATCCGAGTCAATTCTATACGAAGAGGGATATTTAAGTGCTTCAAAGTTGAAATCCTGGGCTGAAGATCAAGCGAAGATTGAGAATAAAGTTGTCATTAAGCTAGAGGTCGAAAAAGAGGTAAAGAGAATTGATGTAAGCAAAATCAAGACTGAAAAGTTAAGTGGAACGGAGTATGAGGTTCTTTTTCAAAGGAATACTGTATTACGAAAAAGCAAAAATGACAAAAATACTTTTATAGTGTCGTTGACTTAATAACTAAGTGCTTTTCTTTAAGTTGATGGTAGGAGGAGGGGGGATCAAATCTCTGTGAGCCACCTCTCAAAAGACCGTGGCCCCCTCAAACGTGCATTTTCGCAAAATGTAAAAGGGGTATATTTTTTGAAGAAATAAATAACTGAAAAACAAGCTGTAACAGGAAGTTATGGCTTGTTTTTCTTTCGTTTTATGATTTAAAAGGTTAGAGATTTCAGTAAAGAAAGGAGGCAGAAATGGACGATTTTCAGCGAAAACAGATTAGAAAACTACGTTCTGAAGGTTTGGGATACCAATCGATTGGAAAGATAGTCGGTTTGTCTAGGGATTCTGTTCGTAATTACTGCAAACGAAATCCGGAACTATTGGGATATCGAAATGCCGTCACGAAGATGATGAAAGACCAAGCCAGTGGTCTTCCTTGTTGCCTTCACTGTAAAGAAACCTTTATCCCCAAAGGAACTGGTCGACCTAAGAAGTTTTGTTCAGATGCTTGTCGGAGATACTGGTGGCAGGACCATCCAGAATTACACCAGAAACAAAATACAGCTTACTATGAATTGGCTTGCCAACATTGCGGTAAGTCTTTTTTATCATACGGCAATGCGAAGCGGAAATTTTGTAGCCATGCCTGCTATATTCAATCTCGTTTTTACTAAGGAGGTAGTATGAAAGTCACACAAGATATGACATGGGTTTCTTTACCCATTGACTCTTTAAAACCAGCGGCTTATAACCCACGAAAGAAACTCAAGAAGGGTGATAAGGAATACGAAAAAATCAAGAAATCCATTGTGGAGTTTGGTTATGTTGACCCGATTATTGTTAATTTCGATGGCACTGTAATTGGAGGCCATCAACGACTGACCGTCTTATCTGACTTGGGCTATAAAGAAGTTCAATGTGTTCAGGTTCGAATTGAGGATGAGAATAAGGTAAAGGCCCTGAATGTTGCTTTAAATAAAATCACAGGCGCGTGGAATGAAGAACTTCTCGCAGACCTGATGGTGGACTTGCAAGATGCGGATTTCAATTTAGACCTAACTGGTTTTGAAGCCCCAGAAATCGATCAGCTATTTTCTAAGGTTCACAACAAGGAAGTGAAAGAAGATGACTTTGATGTAGATGGGGAGCTGACAAAACCGACTATCTCGAAACAAGGAGATATCTGGCATCTTGGGAAACACCGAGTGATTTGTGGTGATTCTACAAAGCCAGAAACTTATCAGCTTCTCCTGGGAGATAAGAAGGCCAACCTTATCGTAACTGACCCTCCTTACAATGTTAATGTGGAAGAAACAGCGGGAAAAATCAAAAATGATGATATGTCCGATGCGGATTTTTATCAATTCCTTTTTAACATGTTTGTCAATGTAGAACAGTCCATGGAGGATGATGCTTCTATCTATGTTTTCCATGCGGATACAGAAGGACTGAATTTCAGAAGGGCCTTTAAGGATGCTGGCTTTTATCTGAGCGGTTGTTGCATTTGGAAAAAGAATGCTCTGGTATTAGGTAGAAGCCCTTACCAGTGGCAACATGAGCCAGTTCTTTATGGTTGGAAACAAAAAGGGAAGCACCAATGGTTTTCTGACAGAAAGCAGACGACCATTTGGGAATATGACCGTCCAAAATCCAGTAAGGAGCATCCAACTATGAAACCTGTTCAGCTCATGGCTTATCCGATTCAAAATTCTTCTATGCGAGGGACTCTTGTTCTAGACCCATTTTTAGGCAGTGGCTCTACCCTGATTGCGGCAGATCAGACAGGTCGAATTTGTTATGGCATTGAACTGGATGAGAAGTTTGTCGATGTTATTGTCAAACGCTACATGGAAGCAACAGAAAACACGGAAGTGAAACTAATCCGTGAAGGCAGGAACTTAACTTTTGAAGAAGCAGTCAGTAAGTATGAGAAGGAAAAAAGCGAAATATAAAAAAGTGACGGAAGCAGAAGCACGCCAACACCTCAAGGAACTGTCTGAAAAAATGGTCGATTTACCACAAAATTCTCCTGAGGTAGAGGAATTGAGGAACGCTATAGAGCGTGCTCGTAAGACTAGACAATTTGGTTATCTAGAGCTGGAGTATTTGTACAAAGTAATGACGGAACTGCTTGAAGAATTCAAACCAAAATCTCAAAAATAAATTGAATAATAACCTCTTATAACTGGATAAATATGCAGACTAGAGGTATTATACCATTGACCAAATTGAATCTCAAAGGAGAAACATATGATACTTTATTCAAATGCAGAAGCTAATCTAATGTTGGAACAAGCTCGCAATCGTTTAGCCCTCTTATCCAAAGGATTTATAACATTGGCTCAAGAACGAGAGTTGGACAGTGTAGAACAGGAAGATGCTACTCAGGTTCATAACTTACTAACCTTCATTCAAGAAGCCGATATGAGTGGAAAAATGGCTGATATGGAATTGCAGCTGATTGTCGAAGATACCAACCGTATCTGGGAAGAAGTATCTTTCACTTAGAGGAAGGTGATAGTAACAAACATGAATGCGAAGATTGTAGAATTATTAAAAAAGCGGTATCCTGCTGGAACAAGGGTGCGGATCTTAAAAATGGAAGACCCGAATCCAGTGCCAATTGGTATGTTGGGAACGGTGGAAGATGTAGATGATATTGGTTCCTTGGTTGTTCAATGGGACAATGGCCGACAACTCCATGTGTTACATGGTATTGATGAAGTAGAGAAAATCGATTCATAAGAAATAAAGCCTTCGGGCTTTTTTCTTGTGGGATGAAGGAGGTGAGGGCATGGCACAAAAGGGCAGAAAGCCCAAACCAACTAGTTTGAAAATTTTAGAAGGGAATCCAGGCAAGCGCCCGCTTCCAAAGAATGAGATTCAGCCTGAGAAGAAAGCTCCTAGATGCCCTTCCTGGCTTGAAGAAGATGCCAAGAAAGAATGGAAGCGTATGGGAAAAATCCTAGAAGGCTTGGGGCTTTTAACCGATATGGATATGACGGCTTTTGCAGGTTACTGCCAAGCTTATGCCCGTTGGAAGGAAGCAGAGGAGTTTCTTTCAAAACATGGCTCCATTATCAAAACTCCCAATGGCTACCTCCAACAAGTACCTCAGGTCTCTATTTCTCAGACTAATCTCAAAATCATGCTTAAGTTCTGTGAACAGTTTGGCTTAACTCCATCTGCCAGAACACGGCTGGCTACAATGGATTCCGAAGTGGGGTCAGGTGATGAAATGGAAGATTTACTAGGAGGGCGCTTATGAGCTATCATTATATTCCTTCTCCCTTTATGCTTCCAACTTCTCATTATGATGAGAAAAAGGCAGATCGGGCAGTAACCTTCATTCAGAATCTCTGTCACACCAAAGGGCGCTGGGCGGGACAGAAATTCTTATTATTACCCTGGCAGGAACAAATTGTGCGTGACCTTTTTGGTATCGTAAAGGAAGATGGAAATCGACAGTTCCTGACAGCCTATGTAGAGATTCCTAAAAAGAATGGGAAGTCTGAACTGGCTGCTGCGATTGCTCTTTATCTCTTATACGCAGACGGAGAAGCCAGTGCCGAAGTGTATGGGGCAGCTTGTGACCGAAATCAAGCCTCTATTGTATTTGATGTGGCTAAGCAGATGGTTTTGATGAGTAAAGCTCTGGAGAAACGATCCAAAGTCATGGGAGCCACTAAACGTATCATCAATTATTCCAATGCTGGTTTCTATCAAGTGTTATCGGCTGAAACTGGAACCAAGCATGGACTCAATGTATCAGGTTTAGTCTTTGATGAAATTCATGCCCAGCCCAATCGCCATTTATACGATGTTTTAACCAAAGGGAGTGGTGATGCAAGGGAGCAGCCGCTCTTTTTTATTATCACGACAGCAGGAAACGATAAAAACTCTATTTGTTATGAATTGCATACCAAGGCCTTAGATATACTAAAGGGGCGAAAAAAAGATAGTACCTTTTATCCAGTTGTCTATGGTCTTTCAGAAGAAGATGATTGGAACGATGAAGAGAACTGGCTAAAGGCTAATCCTTCACTCGGCCATACAATTGGAATTGACCGGGTTCGGGAAGCCTATCTGAATGCCTTAGATAACCCAGCAGAAGAGAATGTATTCAAGCAGCTGCGACTCAATATCTGGACCAATTCAGCAGTGACTTGGATTCCGGAACATATCTATGATAAAGGGAGCCAGGAAATTGATGTAGAGAGTTTAAAAGGCAGGGATTGCTATTCTGGTCTGGATTTATCTTCCACTGCAGATATTACGGCTCTTGTACTGATATTTCCACCTAGACATGAAGGTGAGAACTTTCAGGTTCTACCTTTCTTTTGGTTGCCTGAGGATACACTAGCTCTCAGGTCTAGAAGAGATCATGTGCTGTATGATGTCTGGGAAAAGCAAGGCTTTCTTCTTACCACAGAAGGGAATGTCGTTCATTACGGTTTTATTGAACGGTTCATTGAAGAACTCTCCACTATCTACCACATCAGAGAAATTGCTTATGACCGCTGGAATGCGACACAGATGGTTCAGAACTTAGAAGGCATGGGTTTAACAATGGTTCCATTTGGTCAGGGCTATAAGGACATGAGTCCACCTTCCAAAGAGTACTATAAACTCATGATGGAAGGTAAAATCCAGCATGGAGGTCATCCGGTTTTGAAATGGATGGCCCAAAACGTAGTCATGAGACAGGACCCAGCCGGGAATATCAAGCCTGATAAAGAAAAATCTGTAGAAAAGATTGACGGCGTTGTCGCAACCATTATGGCTTTAGACAGGTGCATTCGACATCAAAAGAATGACGGTAGTATTTATGATGAGCGGGGAATCTTATCCTTTTAAATTAATTAGATTTTCCACAATTGAAAGAGTTATTGTAAAGCATCTCAAGCGAGGTGCTTTTTTCATGCCTAGAAAAGGAGATGACTATGGGAATATTGGAACGATTAGGACTAAAACGACAGAGGGGAGAGCCAAAAAATAAGTATGAAGGGAATGATTTTTCGCTACTCTTTGGTCGAACCACGAGTGGGAAAACGGTCAATGAATGGACGGCATTACAAACGACAGCGGTCTATGCCTGCGTAAGGATTTTGTCAGAGACCATTGCATCTTTACCTCTTCATGTTTATCGATACACCGAAGGAGGGAAAACGAAGGATACAGAACATGCCCTTTACACGCTTTTGCATGATGAACCGAATCCTGATATGACATCTTTTGTATTTCGGGAAACCTTGATGAGCCATCTCTTAATCTGGGGAAATGCCTATTCTCAGATTCTTCGTGACCGTTCAGGTCAGGTGATTGGGCTGTACCCTTTGCTGCCGGATCAGATGAGTGTCCACCGAAGTGAAAAGGGTAAGCTCTATTATGTTTACAATCGTTATGAGGAAGACAATCCTAATTTTCAGGAAAAAGGAAGCATTGTTTTATCACAAGAAGAGGTACTTCATATTCCAGGCTTAGGGTTTGACGGTCTGATTGGTTATTCTCCGATTGCTCTGGCGAAGAATGCGGTGGGGATGACGCTTGCTTGTGAAGAATATGGCGCTAGTTTCTTTGGCAACGGTGCTAACCCTGGGGGAGTTCTCGAACACCCAGGTATTTTAAAAGACCCTGCTAAGGTCCGAGATTCCTGGAATGCAGTCTATCAGGGGACACGAAATGCTCATAAAGTAGCTGTCCTGGAAGAAGGGATGAGCTATAAGCAAATTGGGATACCACCTGAAGAAGCACAGTTCTTGGAAACCCGTAAATTTCAAATCAATGAGATTGCGCGTCTCTTTCGGATACCACCGCACATGGTAGGAGATTTAGAGAAGTCCAGTTTTTCGAATATTGAGCAACAATCCCTTGAGTTTGTTAAGTATACCTTGGACCCCTGGGTGGTTCGTTTTGAACAGGCTCTTAAGAAAAGTTTGCTGCTGCCGGAAGAAAAGAAGACCCATTTCATTAAATTCAATGTGGATGGCTTGCTTCGTGGGGATTACCAAAGTCGAATGAACGGCTATGCGATTGGACGGCAAAACGGCTGGCTCTCGACAAATGATATCCGAGAGCTGGAAGAACTCAACCCTATCCCGCCAGAAGAAGGGGGTGACCTTTACCTCATTAATGGCAATATGACCAAGTTAAAAGATGCAGGAGGATTTATGAAAACAAATCAAAAAGGAGAGAGTCATGAATAAATTTTGGAATTTCAGCGAGAATGAAATGGGGCGTGTGCTGCATCTAAATGGTACGATTGCTAGTGAATCCTGGGTGGATGATGATGTGACTCCGCAAATTTTTAAGAATGAACTCATGAGTGGCACCGGACCATTGACCTTATGGATTAATTCACCGGGTGGAGATGTCTTTGCGGCAGCTCAAATCTACAATATGTTAATGGACTACAAAGATGACGTGACCGTCAATATTGATGGCATTGCAGCTTCGGCAGCCAGTGTTATTGCTATGGCGGGAACCACCGTCAATATGAGTCCAGTAGCTATGATGATGATTCACAATCCGATGACCGTCGCAATTGGGGACTCTAAAGAAATGGAGAAGGCCATTGCTATGTTATCGGAAGTCAAAGAGTCTATTCTCAATGCCTACGAAATCAAGACTAGCTTGTCTCGTGTGCAATTGTCCCACTTGATGGATGCTGAGTCTTGGTTTAATGCCAAGAAGGCTCTTGAACTTGGATTTGCGGATTCTATTTTGTATGAGCCTGCACCTCATGAAGATGGGACGGTTCAAAGTATGATGTTTAGTCGAGCAGCGGTGACCAACCAGCTGCTTTTAAAATTGGCTGATAAAAAACCTCAGCCCAAAACACCAGTTTCTCAGTTAGAGAAACGGTTGTCACTCTTGAAATAAGAAAGGAATAACCATGAGTAAAATTTTACAATTGCGGGAAAAACGAGCACAGGTATGGGAGAAAGCAAAAAGCTTTCTGGATACCTGTCGGGATGATAAGGGGCTGGTTTCTGCAGAAGATACGGCCCGCTATGAAGAAATGGAAGATGAAGTCGTTCGTCTTGGTAAAGAGATTGAACGCTTGGAGCGGCAGGAAGCACTGGACAAGGAATTAGCCAGTCCGGTTAGTCAAGCCATTGTCGCCAATCCAACTGTAGGCGGAGGAAATCCAAAAGGCGGACGTTCCTCTAAAGCCTATAACACAGCTTTTTGGAACAATATCCGCAAGAAAAACTTCTATGATATCGAAAATACCCTCAGTATTGGAGACGACTCACGTGGCGGTTACTTGGTTCCAGATGAATATGAGAAACGCCTAATTCAGGCTCTTCAAGAAGAAAACTTCATGCGGAGTCTTGCAACGGTCATTCAGACTTCAAGCGGGGAGCGGAAGATTCCAGTTGTGTCAGGGAACGGTGAAGCCACTTGGATGGATGAGAACTCTAAGTTTAAGGAATCAGAAGATACCTTTAGTCAAGTAACGCTTGGTTCCCATAAGGTTGGAACAGCCATTAAGATTTCTGATGAGCTGCTCTATGATTCCGTCTTTGATTTGGAAAGCTATATGGCTAATGAATTTGCTCGTCGTATTGGTGTGAAGGAAGAAGAAGCTTTTCTGATTGGTGATGGAACAGGTAAGCCAACTGGAATTTTTCAAACGGTCACTGAAGGGGCGACTAGTGGTGGTGCGACGATTACCTTTGACGATGTCATGGATTTGTATCACTCGCTTAAATCACCTTATCGGAAAAATGCAGTATGGATTTTGAACGATTCGACTGTCAAAGCCTTACGGAAACTCAAGGACAATAATGGCAACTATATCTGGCAGCCATCTGTTCAAGCTGGTGTACCAGATATGATTCTGAATCGTCCTTATTTCACCTCTAGCTTTGTACCAACGATTGATACAGGTAAGAAAGTTTTGGCTTTCGGTGACTTTTCTTACTACTGGATTGCGGACCGTCAAGGACGTTCCTTTAAGCGTCTGAATGAGCTCTATGCAGAAAGTGGTCAAGTTGGCTTCCTTGCTAGTCAGCGTGTGGATGGTAAGTTAATTCTGAATGAAGCGGTTAAAGTTTTGACCATGAAATGAGGCTTCTCATGAAGATTAGTTTGGAGGAAGCAAAGAACTATCTAAGGGTTGAACACTCAGAGGATGACCACTTGATTCAAGTTATGATTTCTGCCAGTGAAGAGTTGTGTTCCAGTATCCTACGCAAGAATCTGGAGGAAGTGACGGAGGAGAAAGAAGTTGACTTCCTTCAGACGATTGTTTTGTTTGGGACAGCTTATCTTTACGAGCACCGAGAAGAAGGAGGGCAGGAGAGTTTGGTAGAACTCCTCAAGGCTCTTCTTTCTGCTCACAGAAGGGATGTGTTCTGATGAAGATAGCTCCATTAAGCAAACGGGTTTTCTTTCAAAAACGAGTCATTGTGAAAGATGCTATTGGCAATGAAAGCAGTCAGTGGCAGTCATTGTTTTCCAGGTGGTGTTCCTGCAAGGTACTTCTTGAAACCGAAGGCACTACAACAGTAATGGTCAAGAATATTCATCAGTTACGCTTTACGCTACGCTACGACCCTACTATTCAAGAGTTGGATAGTAAAACCACTCACCTTCGTTTTGAGGATAAGGTTTATAATATTAAGGCCATTGATTCGCTGACTTATCCTCAGAAGATAATCCTGGTAGATGCGACAGAGGAGGTACAATATGGTAACAATTGACCCGTCTGACCTAGATCGAGCTATTCAAAAGGAGTTAGAGGATTATGTGGAAAGGTCTACTGAAACTGTGAAAGCAGTGGTGGAAGACAGCACAAAGGAAGTCGTCAATGAGTTAAAGCAACATTCTCCGAAAAAGCGGGGGAAATATGCTCGAGGCTGGACCTCTACTGCGACTAGAGAAACGAATCTAGCTTTGACAAAAACGATTTATAATCGAACACCAGGACTGACACACCTCCTTGAAAATGGTCATGCCAAACGAGGCGGTGGCAGGGTTGAAGGAATTCGGCATATTGCTCCTGTTGAAGAAAAGATGATTCGCCAATTTGAAGAGCGCTTGAAGGAGAAATTATGAAAAAAGATGAGTGGTTTCCATTTTTAAGCAGTCTAGGTTTGCCCTGTGCCTATCATCATTTTGAGGAGGGGCATAGTCCAGTTCCTCCCTTTTTGGTGTATTGGTTTCCTACTTCTCAAAATTATGGTGCAGATAATCTGGCTTATCACAGAGGAAGTCAAGTCAGACTGGAGCTTTATACCGAGAAAAAAGACCTTGAATTAGAAGAGAAAATAGAAGTAGTACTCAACAGTCATTCTCTCTTTTTTGACAAGGAAGAAACCTATTTGGATACAGAAAAGCTGTATCAGGTTATTTATCATTTAAGTCAATAGAAAGGAAAAATCCGATGGAGAAAAATAAAGTCACCTTTGGTTTGCAGGATGTCCATTGGGCAGAAGTAACCAAAGAAGGAGATGATGGGGCGCTGACCTACGGGACAGTGGAGCGACTTAGGGGTGCCGCAGAGCTGACCTTGGAGCCACAAGGGGATTCAGGGTCTTATAAAGCAGACAACATCAATTTTTATACGACAGAATCTAATGATGGCTATGAAGGAACTTTGAAACTGGCTCTTTTGACACAGGAATTTTTGACTCGAGTGTTAGGAGAAACGATCGATGCCCAGAGTAAAGTCATCTCAGAAATTGCAAGCAGCGAGAAGAAAAACTTTGCTTTGATGTTCCGATTTGAAGGGGATAAGAAAGAAACGCTCCATGTGCTCTATTATTGTTATGCAAGCCGGCCAACCGTTGCTTCTAAAACAAAGAGCGGTTCAGACATCAACGAAGTAGAATTGAAATTCAAAGCCAGTCCACGTCCACTGGATAAAATCGTCCGTCGCAGAACCACAGAGGATACTCCAGAAGATGTCCAAAAGACATGGTTCACAAAAGTCTATGAACCAGCTGCGAAACCAGGAGGTTAATCATGCGGAAAACGATTCAGTTATCAGGTAAGAACATTGAGCTAGCTACCAATGCTTACACACCAATTGCCTATAAAAAAGAATTTGGAAAAGATTATTTTCAGGACCTGTTTCAAATGTTGCAGGCTGAGTCGATTCTAAAAAAAGTTGAACAGCTAGAAGAAGGCAAAACTTTATCTGCATCTGATGTGGATATGAGCATGTTAGCGGATTTTGATATGACGTTTTTCCACCGGCTCTTTTGGGTTTTTGCCAAATCAGCTAACCCATCTATTGAACCTTTTGAAGAGTTCTTTATGGGCTTAGAAGAATTTCCGCTTCAAACAGTAGGAACGGTTCTGATGGAATTGTTAAATCAAGGGATGACAACCAGAAAAAAGTCGATGCGTCGGAAGAAGCGAGCAGCGAAACCTTCACGGTAGAATCCTATCTTCACTGTTGTAAAGAGACGGGGCTATCCATGTCAGATTTAAAAGAGATAACGATTGGCATGGCGCTGGACTATCAGACAGACTATGTGGAAGTGCGTACCAAAGAAGCAGATAGAACTCGCAAGGCTACGCAGGTAGACTTTGATAATTTTTGATGTGGTGGTAAGGAGGTGATGGTATGGCTGGAACGATTAAAGGAATCACAATTGAAATTGGAGGCGATACCCAGCCCTTACAAAAAGCTCTAAAAGGGGTGAACCACGAAGCCTTAGAAGCAAGTCGAGAGCTGAAACAAATTGATAAGGCACTGAAATTTGATACAGGCAATGTCACTCTCTTAACTCAGAAACAAGAGGTTTTAGCCAAGCAAGTTCAAACAACCAAAGAGAAGCTAGAGACACTGCGTCAAGCCCAATCTCAGGTAGAAGCCCAGTTTCAAAGCGGGAAAATCGGAGCTGATCAGTATCGGGCTTTTCAAAGAGAAGTCGAAATCACTCAGAACACTCTCAAAAGCTATGAGAATAAGTTAGAGGGTGTTAACCGAGCTTTGGAACAAAATGGCTCCAGCGTCACCAGCAACAAAAGTAAACTAGCAGCTTTAGGAGCGGAACAAAATCAACTGGCTTCAGAGAGTGAGAAAGTCGCTTCCTCCTTTAAACTGCAAGAAAGTCAGCTAGGTCGCAATGCCAGTGAATCTGAAAAGCTGACTCTTGCCCAGAAAAAGGTAGCGGCTCAGTCAGAGATTGTCGAGAAACAAATTGCCAATTTAGAGCGGCAGTTAGAGTTGATCAAGGCTGAGTACGGTGAGAACTCAGTTGAAGCCAATAAACTAGAGAAGTCACTCAATGAAACCAAGACAGCTTATCATCATCTGCAAGATGAGATGAGCAGCATGAGTGGGGCAAGCGATAATGCCAACCACAGCTTAGCAGAAACTAACAATCTACTAAGGTCTGAGATTTTAGCCAACTTCAGTGAAAAACTGAGTGAAATCAGTCAGAAATTGATTGACTTCGGGAAAGCAACACTGGAAGCTTTTCGGGAAGTGGACGAAGGGATGGATATCATCGTCACCAAAACCGGTGCCAGTGGAAAAGCGCTGGATGAGATGACAGATATTGCAAAAGCTCTTGCGACTGAGATTCCCACAGACTTTCAAACAGTCGGCAGTGCTGTTGGTGAGCTTAATACCCAGTTTGGGTTGACTGGTGATGCCTTAAAGGATGCTTCTACGACTTTGATTCAGTACGCAGAAATCAATGGTTCGGACGTGACGGAATCAGCTATTTCTGCAAAACAAGCTATTGAAGCTTATGGACTTGAGACGAGTGATTTAAATCGAGTCTTAGATACTGTCACTTATACGGCCCAGGCGACTGGAGTCAGTGTTCAGGATTTGATGACCAAAGCTATCCAAGGTGCTCCACAAATTAAGGCTTTAGGACTTTCGTTTGATGAGGGTGTGGCTCTTATGGGACAGTTTGAAAAAAGTGGGGTCGATTCTTCGGCTGCTCTTTCTTCTCTCTCCAAAGCAGCAGTCAACTATGCAGTTAAAGGAAAGACACTGAGTGAAGGCTTAAAAGAAACGGTCGAACAAATCCGAAACAGCACTAGTGAAACGGAAGCCTTAACGCTTGCATCCAGTATCTTTGGTACTAAAGCTGCCCCACGGATGGTGGATGCCATTAAGCGGGGGGCTCTATCTTTTGATGATTTAGCAGGAATCGCAGAAAAAGCAAAGGGAGTGGTTGCTTCCACCTATGAAGCAACACTTGACCCTATTGATCAGTTCACCTTAGCTCAAAATGCAGCTAAAGAGGCCATGGCCGAAGTTGGAGGAGCGATTGCAGAAACCCTAGCTCCGTTTCTCCAACAACTTGTTCCGCTTTTAAAAAGTGTTGCGGAATGGTTCGTGAATCTTCCGGAACCTGTGCGGGAGTTCATTCTGGTTGTGGGTGGACTGGTGACTGTTGCGGGTATTCTCTTACCCATTATTGTAGCCTTACAAGCTGCAGCTTTAGCTCTTGGGATGACGATTGGAGGGATGTTAGCTGCGGCTGCTCCGATTGTAGGGATTGTACTTGCGGTGATAGCGGCTGTTGCTTTATTGGTCATTGGTATTAAGGAACTATGGGAACATAATGAAGCTTTCAGAACGGCTGTTACGGATGCTTGGAATGCTATCTATTCAGCTGTTTCTTTCATCGTTCAGACAGTCGTAGACTTTGTGATGGAAATTTGGGGAACCTTGGTTTCTTGGTGGCAGGAAAATCACCAGTTGATTCAAGATGCTGCAACAACTGTCTGGAATGCCATTTCGACGGTAATCACCACCATTATGGATTTAATTGGGCCTTATCTAACAGCCGTTTGGGAGAATATCAAGCTCGTTGTTACAACAGCTTGGGATATTATCAAGACGATAATAGAAACAGTCCTAAATGTTATTCTTGGCATTATCACATTGGTTATGCAGGTGATCACTGGCGATTGGTCTGGTGCCTGGGAAACCATTAAGCAAATTGTATCTACCGTATGGGAAGGGATTCAGTCCATCATTGGCACCATTCTTAATGCTATCTGGCAATTTATAGTGAATAGCTGGAACGGTATCAGAGATAGTGTTTCAAATATTCTATCAGCCCTTTCTTCTTTATTTTCATCCATTTGGAATGCCATTCAATCCACGGTGACAGGGATTGTTCAGGGGATTGCAAGCGCACTATACAATATCTGGAATGGGATCTTTCAGACCATATCAAATGTCCTAAACAACATCTTCTCAACTGTTCGAAATATTTGGGATGGAATTAAAAATGCCATTTCTGGAGCGATTGATGGGGCTAAAAATGCCGTATCCTCTGCCATCAATGCCATAAAGAATCTCTTTAATTTTCATATCTCTTGGCCGCATATTCCTTTGCCACACTTTAGTGTCAGCGGGTCGGCCAATCCGCTTGATTGGTTAAAGGGGGATATTCCACGGATTGGGATTGAATGGTATGCCAAGGGAGGGATTTTAACAAAGCCAACCATCTTTGGATTAAATGGTGCGAACCTCTTAGCAGGAGGGGAGGCGGGCAGAGAAGCAGTGCTTCCCTTAAACAGAGAAACATTGGGTCAGATTGGCCGAGGGATTGCCTCTACTTTGGATGCTCTGCCACAGATTACCATTACAATTTCAGATGTTGTAATTAGGGAAGAAACGGACATAGAGCGCTTGGCAGAACATGTGGCAGGAAGGCTGGCAGATGAACTAGCCAGACAAAAACAACTGAAAGGATTGGGAATATGATTCGACACAATGAGTTGGTGATTGATGGGGTGCATACTTCCTCTTTCCCTTTTAAGGTGATTGTAGAAAACAGTCCACCGATTGTCATGAAAAGCAGCAAGACTCAGCTCCTTGAGCATAGGGGGATCAGTGGTGCTGTCATGGAAACCAACAAGCACCGCAATGTGATGGAGTTGACATTTAAGATTTATGTGGTCAAGCCAAGTGAAGAAGAACTCTTTCAGTTTTTGACTCTCTTTTCTAAAGAACAGTTTTGGCTAGAGAGTGAGCAGTTGAAGACAGTCCGGCTTTGGTGCTATAAGGTACTTGTTTCAAAAATGATAAAGGACAAGCATGGAGTTTATGAGATGGAAGCGACATTCCAATGCCATCCCACAAAATTCTTTAAAGATACAGATGGTCAGTCATTCACTCAAAATGGTGCTTTGAGAACTACGGGTTCGGCTTTGGCTTTTCCCAAATTGACAATAGCGGGAAACACTTCAACTGAAACCAGTTTTACGGTTGGCAGTCAGGTTATTCGTTTGGAGAAAATAGAGTCTGGTGAAACACTGGTAATGGATAACAACCCTGACAAACCAAGTTTTAGAACCTTATCGGGAAAAAGAATCAAGTGGTCTGGTGACTTTTTGACGATTGACCCTTCAAAAGATAAAACAGTGGGAGTCGTATTGGGAACTGGGATTCAATCCATTCGTTTTGAGATTGTCTGGGGGTGGGCATAATGCTTTATTTATTAGATAAGGAAGTACAAACCGTTAAATGGAACGGTATCCCCCTTTATGAAGCGGTATCTGCTAGGGTAAAGGAAACGTTGAATGGAGATTTTACCTTAACCCTCAAGTATCCTATAACGGACAGCCATCTTTATCGGCTATTGAAAGTAGATAAACTCATTAAGGCTCCTGTCCCTGAATTAGGAGAACAGCTTTTTCGTATTAAGAAACCAGTTGAGATGGATGAACACGTGGAGGTTCTGTGTTATCACATTACGGATGATATCATGCAGCATTCCATTAAGCCAATTGGAAATTCTCAAGTAGGTTGTATGACGGCCTTGTCTAGCGTGGTCCAGGCGGCTAAGACAAGTCTTGAGCCTTTTTCTTTCACCAGTGATATTGCCAAACGCAGGGATTTTAACACGACTGAGACAACTACGCTTTATAAGGTCCTGTTAGATGGTGCTCATTCTATTGTAGGAACTTGGGAAGGGGAGCTCATTCGAGATAATTTTTCCTTCTCTATTCAAGAGCATCGAGGACAAAATAGTGCTGTCATTATCACGACTCATCAGAATCTGAAATCCTACAAACGGAATAGAAGCTCCCAGAATGTTGTGACCCGTATCCATGTTCATTCAACCTTTAAGCCAGAAGGAACTAAAGAAGAGAAAACGTTAACCGTGACCGTTGACAGTCCTTTGCTTAATGCTTATCCCTATATCAATGAAAAAGAGTTCACAAATAACAATCTAAAAACTCTTGAGGAATTGCGAAAATGGGGTGAGAGTAAATTTTATCATGATAAGATTGACCGAGAGCAGGATGCCATTGTGATAGAAGCCTATGAGTTAGATGGTCAAACGGTTCATTTGGGTGACTGGGTCACTCTAAAGAGCCGAAAGCATTATGTGGATTTGTTAAAGCAGACCGTGGCTTATGAGTATGATGCGCTGGCCAAAGAATATGTCTCATTGACCTTTGATGATACTGCAAAAGCAAGTAGCCATGGCAGTTCTTCAAATTTAACAGCTGCAGCACATTCCATTTTGAATCTTGCTCAAGGCAGTCAAGAGTTGATGATTGAACGAGCTTTGGAAAATGCCAATCGGGCCTTTGAATCTGCTTTTGAGAAGCAAGAGAACAAAGTGCTAGATGGCATTGAAAAGGCCAAAGCAAAGGCAGAAGAAATTGCAGCTCAGACTCGTGATCAGATTCAGAGTTCGTTTACTGCTTTTACGAAAACGACAGAATCCACGCTTCAAGAGATTTCCCAAAAGTCAGAAGAAGCCTTAGGGAAGGCAGGAGCTACTCAGCAAGCTCTAAACAACGTCCAAGAAGTGACAAATCAAACAACAGCCGAACTGAATGCTTTTCAAAAAGAGACTCTTCAGAAAATGGGAACTTTTGTCAGTAAGACAGAAGTCAAGCAGACTCTATCTGGACTTGAAACAACGCTCCAACAGGTTCAGGGGTATGTTTCAAAAGATGGAGAACGGCAGGAACGACTGGAGCAGTATGTACGGACGGAAACAGCCAATCAGGCCAGAACTGTCCGAGAGCAAGTGGCCATGGACTATGTTGCAAAAGTCTCCTATTCAGAAGATGTGAAAGGCTTAAATCGTCGATTTGAGAGTTTGCAAATTGGTGGGCGCAACTACATCCGTCATTATGATTTTGATGGTCTGTTACCCCTCTCGTCTAATGTATCAGAATGGAAGTTTGAACGGGTACCGGATACGAATGCCAAAAGTGGATACTATCTCAAAGCTACTTGTACCAAAGCAGGAAATGGTGGCTTTCATAAGCCCATTTTTGATTTAAGGGGGGCTGAATGGCAAGGGAAGAAGATGGTCTATTCGGCTGACATGAAAGCGAGTCGGTCGGTAGTTGTTCGGTTTGGTTTTGAGACAGGTGGTGTTTCGACCGTGACACTTCAAACTGAATGGCATCGGTTTGTTCACCCTTTTACCGTGAAGTTTGAGAGATTTTGGTCCTGGGTATGTTATTCAAATGGCTGGCTTGTTGGCGATGTTCTTTATATTCGGGATCCACAATTGGAAGATGGGACAATTGCGACGACACCGAGTCCAGCTCCAGAGGATGACCGGCAGTACACAGAAACCAAGATTGCCTCCTATTCTCAAACAGTGGAGGGACGCATTTCAGAAATTTTGCAGGCAGTCAATGGCAAGACCAACAGCAGTGACTTTCAAAAGGTTCAGGAAACAGTTAATCTGTACTCACGGCTCATTGGCTCAAAGGAAGATAGTATCAAACATAACTTGGCTCAGATTGTCCTGACAGATTCTTCCTATGTGACCAAGGTGACGGATTTGACCCAGAAAGTTTCTACTGTTCAAACTCAGCTCGCAAACAGTTGGTCGGTTCAGTATTTGACTTCAAGTGGGGCAGTACTAAACAGTTTGAATCTATTAGCGAATGGAGTAAATCATATCCATGGTAGACTCACTCATATCACAGGACAAACTTTAATTGACCATGCTGTGATTAAGTCTGCCATGGTGGATAAGTTAAAGACAGCCAACTTTGAATCGGGATCAGTCACAACCGCAATCTTAAGTGCAGAAGCAGTAACGGCTGAGAAATTGAAAGTTGATGATGCCTTGTTTAACAAGCTATCTGCGACCGAAGCTTATCTGAGGAAGCTTTTCTCAAAGCAGGCATTCATCAGCCAGGTGCAGTCGGTAACTTTATCTGCGAACAAGATATCAGGTGGTATCCTAACAGCCATTAACCGAGCTATGGAAATCAGTCTCAATGCGGGTCAAATTTTGTATTATACAGACCAAGCTGCCTTGAAACGAGTTCTGACTGGTTATCCAACCCAGTTTATTAAGTTTGCGACAGGGAATGTCGATGGCAAAGGAAGAGCGGGTGTAACTGTTATTGGATCCAATCGTTATGGCACTGAAAGCTCCAATGATAGTGGCTTTGTCGGTATTCGAGCTTGGAATGGGTACAATATTGATTCACTTGATCTGGTTGGGGATGAATTGTCCTTTGCCAGTTCTGCCTATGATAATAAAGATGGTTGGGTCATGACTACAACAGGAAAACTCCAACTGCGCCCGAGCAGGAAACAGGACAGAAGGGATTCAACCATTAATACAGGCGATGTTTGGCTCTATTTAGATACAAGCGGTAATTATGTTTCACTTCACGAGGTATTACAACGGATGTCTAATAGCATTGGGGCGCTCTATGAATACAGGGCTAGCCATAGTGAAGGGCATCCAGCCTGGTGGGATACCAGAAACTTAGTGGGACATTTATAAGAAAGGAAACAAATGAACCCAGAAGAAATTAATCAGGCTCTTCGTTTGACGATTGAAGAGCTGACCAGAAAGCTGGCTGATGAGGTAACTTCAAAGAACCTCTTAGCCATTCAATTAACTCAGAAAGAGGAGACTTATCAAGTTCTCCAAAAGGAAAAAGAAGAACTGGAAGCCGCTCTTGAAGAAGTGACAGCTCCAGAAGAAACACACAGAGGTAACAAAGATGGAGAATAAAGAATTATTGCCAGATCTCAGTAAAATCACAGAGCCCTTTGATTTAGCTGCAGCTCTCACCTATATGCGCGAGAACGGAGAATTCATTCGCTGCAAGAATGAGGGAGAGGATTTTTATATGTACCGAGAAGTACAAAAGCGTCCCGTGATTAAAGAAGGTCGACGTCAATTGATGGAAATTGAAACAATGGGAGCTTTGACTCAGTGGGGAGCGACAGTCCCTACCATGAATTTGTCTGAGTTATTCCATAAAAACTTTTATATCATGCAATTTGATGAAAAGGGAAATCCCGACTGGAGTGAACCGCATAGAAAGGAAAATGCATCATGAAGCAGTTAGTTTTTGCGAATAAAGTCCTATTTACTACGTTAGGAGGACTTTTAGGAAGTGTTTTTGGCGATTGGGATGGTTTTATTTTTGCCTTGATTGTCTTTATATCTATTGATTATATCAGTGGATTGATGGCAGCAGTTGTTGAAAAGAAGCTATCCAGTGCAGTTGGTTTTCGAGGACTGTTTAAAAAAGTTGTCATTTTGATGCTAGTGGCTATGGGGCAGATTATTGATACTCATATCTTGAAACAGGGAGGCATCATCCGAACCGCGATTATTTTCTATTACTTGTCTAACGAGGGGCTCAGTATTATAGAAAATGCAGCACGGATTGGTTTGCCAGTTCCAGAGAAACTCAAACAAACTTTGAAACAATTAAAATCGGAGGAAAAATAAGATGGCATTATTTGGAGTAGATATCAGTGAACACAATGGCTTTATTGATTTTGATCAGTTGAAAAACAATGTTGACTTTGTCATTATCCGTTCGTCTTGGGGTAGCTTTGCGGAAGATTTACGAGCACGGCGAAATGCATCTGAATGTGAGCGGGTTGGCATTCCATACGGTTTCTACCATTATAGCTATGCTCGCAACTTGGGAGAAGCACAAGCTGAGGTCAATGCCTTTTTAAACTTTGTCCGACAATTTCATCCTTCTATGCCACTCTACATTGATATGGAGGATGCGGACGGCTGGAAAGCAAACAATGGGGGTGTGAGCTGGGAAACTTCCACGGCTATCTGCCGACTGTTTTGTGACAATGTAGAAGCCGCTGGTTACTGGGCTGGTGTGTATGCGAGCCTGTACTGGTTCCAGAATATGGGCGACTTATCCCGTTATACGAATTGGGTAGCTCAGTGGCAGGTGACTGCTTGTTCTGTTCCAACAGATATTTGGCAGTTTACCAGTGACGGAGTTGTTGGCGGTATCAGTGGCCGAGTGGATTCCAACTATATGTATCGGGATTTGCGTTCTGTTTATACCGGACAGGTACCAGAACCTCGGTCAGAAGTGCCGCAACAAGCAACGACCCCAGCGTCAACTGGGACTTACACGGTTCAAGAAGGGGATACTTTATCGGCTATTGCGGCTCTTTATGGGACAAGTTATCAGGAATTAGCAGCTATCAATGGGATTGCCAATCCTGACTTGATTTATCCGGGACAAGTCTTGCAGGTGACTGGAAGTTCGCAAGCACCTAGCAGCACCACTTATACAGTTGAAAGCGGCGATACGCTTTCAGCCATTGCGGACATGTATGGCACGAACTACCAGCACTTAGCAGCTATCAATGGAATTGAAAATCCAGATTTGATTTACCCTGGCCAAGTGTTACGAATTGAATAATCAATCAAGGCCTGCGTGGAGCTCCCCTGCAGGCCTTTTACATAGACAGCATTTCAAGTAGAAAAGTGCTTGAATGAGTGGGCTGAATACTTGATAAATTCGGTCTTTAGAGTGATATATAGTAAGGAAGAAAGGAGAGTGGAATGAAATCAGGAAAGACAAGGGTTTGCGCCTATGCGCGTGTTTCGACCATGACCGAAAAGCAACAGGATTCCCTCACCAATCAGCAAGCCTACTTTATTCATTTCTATCAGAATCAAAAAGATGTCGACTTTATCGGGGTTTATTATGATCAGGGAATTTCAGGAAAACTGGCCAAGCGTCCAGGCTTTCAGCAGATGCTGGAAGATTGTAGGGCCGGAAAGATTGATGTCATTCATACTAAGTCCATTTCTCGCTTTGCCAGAAACACTGAATTATTGCTTGCAGTAAGCCGGGAATTGAAAACTATTCAAGTGGATATCTTCTTTGAAGAACAAAATCTCCATACCTTGTCAAATGAGGGTGAAGTCATGCTTACAGTTCTTGCCAGCTACGCAGAAGAAGAACTGCGCAACATGAGTGAAAACCAACGGTGGGCTTTTCAGAAGAAGTTCCAGCGAGGAGAGCTGGTGATTAACACCAAGCGCTTCTTAGGCTATGACAAGGATGAGAATGGTGAGTTAATCATCAACCTTGAGGAAGCTAAAATCGTCCAACGAATTTATAACCTTTATTTATCTGGTATGGGAGTTCATGCCATTGCAAAGCTATTTAATGAAGAGAAAGTTTCTACGGTAGACGGTGGGAAATGGTATTCAAGTACTATTACCAATATTCTAAAAAACGAGAAGTATAGGGGGGATGCAATCCTGCAAAAATACTATTTTGCGGAAATCAAGGCCAAGCAACGACTCAACCAAGGTCAGGTGCAGCAGTACCTGATTACGGATAACCATGAAGCCATTGTGTCCAGAGAAGATTGGGAAGCCGTTCAAAAGCGTCTGCAACAGAACAGAAAGGCAAACCTAAGCATCGATTACAATCGACGCTATCCTTTGAGTGGCTTATTGAAATGCGAGCATTGTGGCTCTACTTTAAAACGGCAGAAGTACTACAAAGGAAAGGTTGTATGGGTCTGTAGCAAGTACATCCGAGAAGGGAAGGTCGCCTGCATCGGCATGCGCGTGCCAGACAGTGCAGTACAGGATTGGAGCATCCATGAACCCACAGTGGTAAAGGAGGAGAACATCGGTGGCAAAAAATATTACAGTTATTCCAGCAAAGAAAACGATACAAGTCGAGCAGAAGCAACACATTCGGAAAATCCGAATGGCAGCCTACTGCCGAGTGTCCACCGACCAAGACGAACAGCTATCAAGCTATGAGAACCAGGTCCGTTACTACCAGGACTACATTCGGCAGAATCCTCTCTACGAGTTGGTTGATATCTATGCGGATGAGGGAATTTCAGGAACAAACACCAAGAAACGCACAGAGTTTAATCGGTTGATAGGTGACTGCCGGAAAGGAAAAATAGATAGAATCATTGTGAAATCCATCAGCCGTTTTTCCAGAAACACGCTGGACTGCTTGAAATATGTCCGGGAATTAAAGGAACTTGGAATTGGGGTTACCTTTGAAAAGGAGAATATTGACAGTCTAGATGCCAAAGGAGAGGTGCTCTTGACTATTCTTTCTTCCTTAGCCCAAGATGAATCCCGTTCTATTTCAGAGAATGCGACCTGGGGGATTCGAAAGAAGTTCGAACGGGGCGAAATAAGAGTTAACACAACCAAGTTTGTAGGCTACGACAAGGGCGAGAATGGAAATCTTATCATCAATGAGGAGCAGGCCAAGATTGTCAGACGAATCTTTCAGGATTTTTTACAAGGAGAAACACCAGAAAGTATAGCGAGAAGTCTAAAAGAAGAAGGGGTTCCAGGATGGAATGGGAAAGCTAACTGGTATCCCACTACCATTCAAAGAATGCTTCAAAATGAGAAATACATGGGAGATGCCCTCTTACAGAAAACCTATACGGTTGATTTTCTTACCAAGAAGCGCAGTGAGAACCAGGGACAGGTGAATCAATACTATATCGAAGGCAACCATGAGGCTATTATTAATAAGGAAGATTGGGACTTGGTTCAGCTTGAGGTAGAACGAAGAAATCAGTATAGGCAGGATAATCACATTAATTTTTACATTATCCAGTGCGAACAAAATCCATTCATATGCAAAGTATTCTGTAAGGAATGCGGAGGTCTATTTGGTCGAAAGAACTGGACAACCAGTAGAGGAAAGCGGCCTGTCTGGCAATGCAACAACCGATATAAGGTAAAAGGAATACAGGGGTGCACTAATCGCCATATTGATGAAGAAACCCTGCAGCAAGCCTTCCTGAGAGCAATAGAGATTCTTCATGAAAAAAAGGAACAGCTACTAGAAAAGTGGAATAGCTTGAATGAAGAGCAAAAATTAGAGAAGTACCATGCGGCTCAACTAAAGAGACTCCTTGATAGCGAGCAGGAAGTATTTGATGGAAGAAAGATGTGCCAGGTACTTGAGAAGATTATGCTTGGTGAAGACGGCAGCATTACCGTTAAGTTTTTAGAAGGAACAGAAGTAAATTTATAAGGCCATAGCTAAGAGAGGAAGTGCTCATGCTATGGCCTTTTTATTTTTTGAAATACGATTTATTATCTATTATGATTAGTGTAGCAATTGAATTAACCATAATATTTAAAAAAATTAACCTAAAGGGTTGACAAATATTAGAAAATGGTTTATAATTATATTGTAAGAGGTAAAATGGAGGAAAATAAAATGATTACAGAATATGGAAAATTTCTAAGAAAATTAAGAATAGACCAAGGACAAATCCTCAAAACAATGGCAGAAAAGCTAGGTGTCAGCTCAGCCTTTTTATCAGCTGTAGAGAATGGTAAAAAGAAAATCCCAAAAACTTGGGAAGAAAAACTAGTAAAGGAGTACAAGTTGGATGGAGAGCAGTTAGCTGAATTGAGACGTTCCCAGCAAGATAGTCAACAGTTGATTGAAATCAATCTGGAAATGTTAACTGATGCACAAAAAGATACAGCATTTGCTTTTGCGAGAAGTCTTGAAAGATTTGATACTCAAGATTTATCAAAACTTGCTAAATTTTTTAATAAGAATTCGGAGGAAGTTAATGACCTATAATTATAAAGTAGCCCCATGTTCTAGATTAGAAATTCGAAACTATGCTGATTATTTCCGTGATAAGACAAAGTTGTCTAATGAACTTGCCTATCCAATTGTTGAGGTTTTTGAATTATTGGCGGAAACTGGATATTATGATTATGAGATTGTTCCAATTGAGGATATGCCTAATAACTATGGAGAAACCCTCAAAGGTGAAAACTTAATTCGTATTCGTGAAGATATATATGAGAAAGCTTGTGAAGATGATGGATTTTCCAGATCCACAATTGCTCATGAACTTCTTCATTTTTTTAAACATCGTCAAGAAGAGATAGTTTTTTGTCGTACGGTTGAAGAAATGAAAGGTAGAAAAGCCTACGAAGACCCTGAGTGGCAAGCCAACTGCTTCGCAGGAGAATTATTAGTTCCAAAAAGATTAGTTAAAAATTTATCTGTTGAAGAGGTCGTAGAACAATGCAAAGTTACACAAGCAATGGCTAGTATTCAACTTGGACAATATGAAAAAGAAGGTTGGTAAAAGAAAAAGCCTTTGAGTGGGGACTCAAGGCTTGGATAGAGCGGCTGGGTAAACCGACATACACAATATCAGTTTACCATAGTCGTCTGGATATTTCAATAGAAAGGTTTACTCTATGGTAAAAATTCAAGGTAACCGAAAAGGTTGCAAAGATGTTTTTAATGCATTCCTAGTGAAAGATGCTGCTTACGCGGGAAAAGAAGAAATTCCGATTATTAGACCTTATAATGGCATTTTGCCAGAAAAAATGGTTCTATTTTCAAAAAGGCATCAAACTACGGAGAAATTTTCATGGTTATGTTTTTATGAGGATGATTATAAATTTGAAAATATTTGGAAGAATCCAAAACTTCATTTGGATACACTTTCTAAGTTTGAAGGGGTTATCCTTCCTGATTTTAGTCTATTTAGAGACATGCCGTATAACATGCAAGTAAATAATATTTACAGAAGTCGTGCTATAGGTACTTGGCTTCAATCAATGGGAATTCCAGTCATTCCAAATATTCGTTGGGGGGATGAGAGAACTTACGATATTGCTTGCCTGGGTATATCAAAAGATAATGTGATTTCTGTCGGCTCGCATGGTCAGATGAGAGATTTAGATGATAGAAAGCATTTTATCAACGGGCTTGATTATGTTGTTGATAAACTTAGTCCTCATACAATTCTTGTATACGGTGCCTTACTAGATGATGTGTTTGCCTGGTATCGTCTACAAGGAATTAATATTCTTCACTATCCAAGTAACACTTCGTTGGCTTATATGCAAGGAGGTGCCTAATGGGGACTGGATTTCACGGAGGATTTGGTAGAACAATAGGTACTGGGGCGTTTGAATTTCATCAATCAGAAATTCCAGAGAGCTCCTCGTTACTAGATTTGATTGATCAAAGTAATTCTGGTAAAAAGGTAGCTGACATGTATGTCGAGCTGATTGCTAACTATAATGGCCTTCAAAAAGGTATAGTGGGAATAGTGCTTTCCAAAGAAGATAAAGATACATATAAGGTAAAATTTTTTACTCGTGAAAATGAGAGTCTGGCAATCATTTCGGTACCAAAAATACTATTACGTTACATTAGTTTTACGGAATTTAAAGCATATTTTATATAGTGTTTTTAAAAAAAGTGGATTTTTTAGGGGAAATTAAGATTATCCATTTTAAAAAGTACAGAAGTTAATTAATAAGGCCATAGTTAAGAGTAGTAGTACTATAGTTATGGCCTTTTCTGCATTTATGAGGTAAAATAGAACTAGTAATTAAACAGAGGAGGAAGTACAGAATGCGTAATAACGATGCGCGATTACAGCCTGATAAATCTGTGAGTACAAGAATATTGAACGAGGACTATTTTGAAGAACTTGATAAGAAATTATGTAGGTTTAAAAGCTTAAGGGCTGAAGCAGTTGAGCTTTCTAAAGGTATAATCGGTGACAATTTGTTACTAGAAGATCAGTTTTTCACATCTGCATTAGGAAAATTAGTTGATGTGTTGGATGGTCTCTCCATAATGCTCAGGGAAAGGAATGTTTCTTGTTCTGGGGTTTTACTTAGGGTTCAATTGGATAATTTAATGCGAGTGTTTGCAGCTTTTATATCAGAGGATAGAAAGAAATTTATTATCAGTTTTTTAGAAGGAACCCCTATAAATAAACTAAAAGATAATGACGGGAAGCTCATGACGGATGGGCAGTTGAGAAGGAGGCTGACTTTGTACTGTCCTAAAATTGATAAAGTGTACAAGGAAATGTCAGGCTTTGTTCATCTTTCTGCTTCAGCTTATGAGAAAACTTGGTGGCTTATTCAAGATAATGTTATAAATGTGGCAATAGGTATTTCGGCTAGAGAGGAGTTGAATCCCAAGCTTCTAGAAATTGCGGATGCGTTTATCTATTTTGTAGAGTTAGAATTTGAATTATTCGATAAAGTAGTGGTTTCAAAGTCTGTTGCAGATGAAGAGCTACGGAACAAGTCTATTTTGAATGAGTAGCTTACGTTTAATGGTTTAATTCGGATATTCTGTGAATCATTATTTCGTTTCACAGTATAGGAAGCTAACGTCAGCACATGTTGAGGCGGTAGCACTGCTTGTTCGAGCTGAGGTATCAGCGAAGTAGAACT